GAAAAGTATGGTAGTATACTTATAAATGTGGAAAGGAGATAAAGCAAATAAATCTTAGCACAAAATTAAATTAGAAAATATTAAAGGAGGAATTAATATGGAACACGATCAAGAATTAAATAATAATTTAAGAAAGGTAAAGGAAAAGTTTATGTTAGACTTAGTAGACAAGCTAAATAGAATAAATAGAGACGGGTTAGAATATGGAAGTTCAGCATTGAATGTGTGTTATATGACTTCTATAGTAGACAAACAAATATTACAATGTGAAGAATTTTTAAAAGATATATCAAGAGGTTATTTTATCGAAGATTATGAAGAAGATTCTACTGGATATACTAATGGAAGCATTGAGATTCAATGCTTAAATGCAACAAAAACATATACTTTAAAATTTACAGAATCATACTGTGGTGATATGGCACAATGTTATCCTTCATTTAAATTATCTGAAAGACATGGTGTTGGTGAATATGAATGGAATTATTTTGAAGATGATTATGAAGAATATGAGGCAAATTTCAATAAAAAATATTCAGCTATATATAAAGATATAGAGCAAAAGAAAAAAGAAAGACGTATACAAGATATAAAAATACAAATGGAGATGTTAAGTCAAGAATTGACAGCATTAGAAAGTTAATTACATATAAAGAGAGAATAAAAATTAAATTAATAAAAATATAATAAGGTGGCGTTATTAATACGAAGAAGATGGATAGAGGTGATAGAATGAAGTTCAAATATAGTGAGAAAACATACAATACATTAAAAATTTGTGGTCATATTGTTTTTAGATATAAGAGTATAGCGTTAGTAAAACATTATGGAAATGTAAGTCATTATACAAAAGATATTATAGAGATCATATGGAGCTTTTTAATGTGTGTAAGTGGTGTAGTGATAATGCCAATATATTTCATATATACATTACTTACTTTTATACCTAAATTTTATATCATTAAAGGAGGTGATGAAGATGAATAACAATATTAGTAGATTCATAATTTGTTACAACACTAACTGTAAGTATTATTGGGAATGTGTACTATTAATGTAAATTGTGGCATGATTCATATTAATAAAGACGCTAAATGTACAACCTTTGAGCAAGGTGAAAGTGAATGGTACAAATTAGCCGAAGAAAGCGAGGGAATTAATGAGTGATAACATAATATCCATAATAGATTTAAATTCAAATCTTGATGAAACTTATGAAAGACTAAAACCAAAGAAACATAATATCTATTGGAACGTATTAGATTGTTATTCAGTACAAGATTATAAACCAATAACAAATAACGCTTTGTTAATTAGAATGTTAGAACCTATTAGGGGTAATAAATGTTACGACTTAGATATAAAGAACATAAATTTATATAAAGAGGTTGTATGTATAAGATGTGATGACATAGAAAAACAAATACAAGAACAAACTATATTGTTTAATGACAATCATGCCAAACAGATACAAACAACTTTATATAATAACTATGATGAAATAGTGGTGCATTGTAACGCAGGAATTAGTAGAAGCGCAGGTATTATGTTGGCAGTAGCTGAATATTTAAATGATACTGAAATGATAGATTATATTAACAAATGTGGCTTCTATATGCCTAATAGATATATTACAAAAGTGTTATTAAATACTTTGAATAAGGAGGTAAAATAAATGAAAATGTTAAGAGTTTTATTAAATCTAATAAAGAAACTTGATGCAGTCTCAATTGATGAATTATTGTATGTATAGCGGACAATCAAATGCTAATTTCATGAGTATGAAATAATTAAATAAAAATTAATTAAAATATAGTTAAGGAAATAAATAATAAACAACAATCAAGGAGGAAATTAATGAATAAAATTAAACAAATTTCAACTCAATTATTATTAGCACTTACATTTGTATTAGTATGCTTCCCTGCATTATTAGTAGTAACTAGGGGAGTAGGATTTAACTTGCCGTTAATCTTATTTGTTAGTGGAATAGGGACTTTAATATTTCACTTATGTACCAAGAACAAATTGCCAATGATATTATCAATAAGTGGCTTATATATGGGTGGTATCATAACAGTAACACAAAAGTATGATAAATCATTTGCACAAGGAGGTATGATAATTGCAGGAATTATATATTTAATATTTGCTTTATTATCATATAAATTTAAAGATAAAATATTAAAAATTTTACCAAATTGGTTATTAAGTATTTCAATAGTTATTGTAGGCTTTAACTTGATCCAAATAGGAGTAGGATTAATTTCAAAAAATATTATAGTAGGTATTGTATCAGTACTAACAATATTTATATTTGACCTATTTGCAAGTAAAAAGTTATCAATGTTCAGTATGTTGTTTGGAATATTGGCTGGAACAATAACTTCAATAATATTAAATCATGGATTAGATTTAACACCATTACATCAACCATTACATATTGAGTTTATGTCACCTAAATTTAATCTTGAATCAATCTTAATGTTATCTACTATATCAATAGCTTCAATATTTGAAATGTTATCAGATACGAAAAATAGTGGAAGTATCATAGGAATGAACATTTTTGAGGAAGTAGGAATACACAGAGTAAGCTTAGGAAATGGATTATCTACTATATTTTCATCATTGATAGGTGGAACAAGCTTAACAACATTTTCAGAAGCAAATAACTACATGGTAGTTTGTAAAGAATATAATCCTAATATACAAATTTTATCAAGTTTTATACTTATGATATTAGCTTTTATACCAATGTTTTCAAAGTTAATATTATTAATACCATTAGAAGCTACATCAGGTTGTATAATGTATCTATTTTGCATAATTGTAATTAGTGGAATGAAACAAATATTTGAAAGTGAAGTTAATTTATCAACCGATAAAAGAGAATTTTGTATAATGACAATAATGTTAGCTTTCTCATTTATCCCATTTAAAATCTTTGGATTAAGCATAAGTAATGTTGCAATAGCAATAGTAATAGGAATTATATTGAATTTATTCATACCTACCACTATTAATAAACAAGATTAAGTTAAAAATAAAAATATAAAAATATTAAATCAAATGGAGGAGTTAAAACAATGAAAAAAATTAATGTTAAATCAACTACAACAAAACAAAAACAAGGGTATATAGCAGGAGGTTTATTTAATGAAGCCGATATATCACAAAGATTAAAGGAGGGCAAATTACTAAGAGAGAATACTAATATAGATTTTTACAATCCTATAGAAGCACCTTGCAATGATAAATCAAAATTACCAACGGATCAAGACATATTCAATATGGATGCTCAAAAGGTGTTACAATCTCATACAGTAATAGCTGACATATCAACTAGGGATGAAGGTGTTATGGCTGAATTAGGAATTGCTTGGACTTGTAATTTTATACATCACCTAGCCGAACAAGGATATACATTAGAAGATATTTTAAAATACATACCTAAAAAGCAAACATACGCTAATTTACCTGATATAAGAAAAGGTTCAGCCCATAATTACAAAGGAAACTATATTCCCGTAGGATTTAATCAATTTATTATAGGAATGATTAGACAAATGGGTGATGTATATGATGGGTTTAATGATATATTAAAGGATTTAAAGAAGAATAATAAATAGTATAATATTAAATAATCAATATGAATAAATAATATAGTCAACTTGCATATTCACTTTTATGTAAAAGTATATTTTCGATAAATTACTTATAATAGTAAAATAAAGGAATCTAATATGCAAGTTGATATAAATAAAATTGTAGGAGGAATAAACAATGGCACAATTATATTATAAATACGGAGTGTTAAACTCAGCTAAATCAGCAAATTTAATAATGGCAGTACATAATTATGATAAAAAAAATAGAAAGGTTGTAGTATTGAAACCTAAGATAGACACTAGATCCAAACCTAATATTGTTGAAAGTAGAGTGGGAATTTCCTATGCATGTATTGACTTCGATAAGAATAAAAATTTATTTGAATTAGTTAATGCGTTAAATTCTAAAGATACTATCGATGCAGTATTTGTTGAAGAAGTTCAATTTATCACTAAGGAACAGGCTAAACAGTTACATAAAATAGTACATGAATTAAATATACCAACCTTGGGGTATGGACTAAAAAATACATATATAGATGGAGAATTGTTTGAAGGAAGCGAAGCTATGCTATTCTACGCAGATAAAATAGAAGAAATTAAAGATATATGTGAATACTGTAATAAAAAGGCTACTCAAAATTTAAGAGTGGTAAATGGAGAGCCTATATATAAAGGAGAAACAATACAAATAGGTGATGTAAATAGTAATGTAGAGGAATACTATGTTCCCGTATGTGGTTATCACTATTACCATCCAGAGTTAAAGTAGATTGTAAGATAAAATAAAAATAAATTAAAGTATAATTATATATTATTAATAATAAAGGAGATGGATATGTATGCAAGAGAATATAGCATTTTGTCCTAAATGTAAGAGAAAAGTTCAATACATAATACGAAAAAATATAATAGAGGAATATAAAGGCGTTGAGGTAAATGTAAAAGAAAATATAGGTGTTTGTAGTAAATGTAATAAGGATATTTTCGTAACGGAATTAGAAACTGAGAATCTTAAAAGATTATACCAAAAGTATGAAGAAATAACGGGTATTAAAATAAAATCCAAACTTGCAAACCCTTGATATATAAGGGTTTGTGAAACACTAAAACACAATAAAAGAATACTTTTATGATAATACAAATAATTAAAAGAAAGGTATAAAAATGCGTAAGTTATTTAAACAAATCAAGTTTAATATCTATTTAATAAAGATAACTTGTTTAAATGCTAAGCTTTTAAACACCATATATAAATTAAGAGATAATATAAAGAACGTGAATCCTTTCAATGAAATATAGAATATTATTTTTATATATTTTTCAATATTCTATTGACAAAATACCTCTATAGGAATAATATAATTATATAAAAACAATATTCCCATGGAGGTATAAATATGGAAAATAACATTGAAACTTTATTTAATAGAAAGAATAAGAAGGAGGGAACCAATGAAAAAACATTTATTGTAAATATGAACGAATCCTTATTTAATAAAATGGACGAAACTTTAAGAACTATTAAAGAAGTGAAAGGAGAGTTTTGCTCGCGAAGTACATTTGTAGAACAAGCTGTAGATTGCTATCTAAATAACATAGAGAATGAATTACAAATTTTACAATGTACTAAAACAATAACATCATATTCAGATCAAGTTATAGTTTTTACTTGTTCTGAAAAAGCAAACACATATAATACAATGTTTCAAAATAGATTTTGGTCATGTGTATCATTAGGCAAAGAAGTTGTAAATGCAATTCAATCAGGGCATATTAAATATTTTGCTCTATATAGAGGTAAACCTCGTCAATATATAGATTCATACGCTGAAATAATTAATATTAATAAATTACCAAATGGGAAATATGAATTTAAATTAGGTGAAATACAACCTTTGCCTAACCCTGTTTCATTAAATGGAATAGAACCTTCTTCCATTATGAAAGGTAGAAAAATATCTTTAGAAAAATTACTAACATCTACTGAAATAGATACACTGTAAATTATTAATATTGATAACTATCTTCTGATACTACTGATTACAACTAATTGGTATTTAGTAGTATTAGAAGTTTTATATAAAATTTAAGAGAGGAATGATTAAATGGCAGATTTAAAACGACTTAAAGGTTCTGAAAGAGTAAGGAAAAGAGTGTCTGTAATGATGGGATCAGATGATATTCGAGGTTGCCAGCATACATTATTTGAAATAGTAAGTAATAGTATAGATAGACACCGTAAAGGATTTGGAGATTACATAAAAGTCATTAAGCATGAGGATTTAAGTTATACAATAATTGACCATGCAGATGGTTTGCCTATGGATTGGAATGAAAAAGAACATGCTTATAACTGGGATTTAGCTTTAAAAGTATTATATGCAGGAGACAACTATGATGCGAATTCTACTGCATTAGGTTTAAATGGTTTAGGATTATGTAGTTCTCAGTACGCTTCTGAATTTATGGAAGTTATATCTTATAAAGAAGATAAAAAATATACTGTTAAATGTAAAAAGGGTAGACCTATTGATAAGGAAACAGGAGAATTTATATGTGAAGATGATGACAATTTATTTACCAAAGAACAAGGTAATAGAGTTTTACTAGTAGAGTCTAATACGGAAAATAAAACAGGTACATATATACATTACAAGCCTGACTTAGAAGTGTTCACAAATATAGATATATCGATAGATTGGATAAATGATAAATTAGATAAGCAATCTATGGTTAACAAAGGGTTAAAAATAGAAATTTATGATGAAAAGGAAGATAGGTTATATACTCATTTTTATGAAAGTGGGATAAAGGATTATATTAAGACTATTTCAAATGATAATAACTTTAGCGATGTTATTTATTTTACTGACAAAGGAAAAGGAAGGGATAAAGCAGATAAACCAGAATATGATTATAATTATGAAATTGCTTTAGTATTCAATAATGAAATTAATAGATTGGAATATTATCATAACAGTTCAGAATTATTACAAGGTGGCTCAACTTCTGATGCTATTAGTTTGGCTTTTACATATGCAATAAATGAATATGCTAAAAATAATAATGTGTTTAATAAGAATGAAAGTAAAATAAAATTTACTGATATACAAGATAGTTTAATATGTGTAATTTCCAGTTTTTCAACTATGACAAGTTATGCTAACCAGACAAAATTAAGTATAGATAATAAATTTATAAAAGACTTTACAAATCAATCATTAAAAGAAAAATTAAAATTATATTTCATAGAAAATAAACTCGAAGCTGATAGAATTGTTAATCAAATATTAATTAATAAACGTGCCAATGACAAAGCTGAAAAGTCAAAAATTGAGATTAGGAATAAATTACAACAATCAAATAAAAAAGGATTATCATTAAAAATTGAAGGATTAAAAGATTGTGATATGAGAAATAGTCAATTAGAAGAAAGAATTTTACTTGTAGATGAAGGAGTTTCACCTAATAGTACAATAATAAAAAGTTTTGATGGTAGAATTATGGGTGCTATGGGATTAAGAGGTAGATTTATTAACTCATTAAAATCATCTGTTACCGATGTTTTAAAAAATGTTCCTGCACACACTCTTATAACGGCACTGGGTTGTGGAATAGAAATACCATATGAAGAAAGAAAGATCTTTAAAGATATACAAACATTTAATTTAGATAATCTAAGATATGGTTCTGTAGGTATTTTGTGTGATGCTGACGCTTTTGGTAAAGGTATTAATTTAGCATTAATCACTTTCTTTTATAAATTTATCCCTACTTTATTAAAACAAGGTAGAGTATTTCTTGTTAAATCTCCAAGATTCTGTATTACAACTAAAAAAGATACTTTTTATGCTTATGATGAAAATGAAAAAAATACTATTATTCAAGACTTGCAATCAAAAGGTATCAAATATGATATAGGTATAAAAAAAGGATTGGGAGAATTTAATACAGACGAGTTTTGGACATATGTACTTTCACCTGAAGCTAGAGAAAAAACATTTATACAGTTAGATTATAATACAGTTGAAGAAGATATTATAAAATACTATTTTGATGCTTTAATGGGCGAAAACATAGATGAAAGAAAAAAATATATTAGAGAACATATCACAAATGTTGATTTAAATGAATTAGACTAGAAGAAGGGAAGGATTATATATATGATAAAAAGAGATTTACCACGTGTTCTACAAGATGAATTTATAGGATTTGCTAGTGAAGTTATAGTTAATAATTTACCTTCTATTGATGGGTTGTTACCTGTTAATAGAAAGGTGTTATGGGCATTACATAGAAACAAAGTAACACCAGATAAAAATTATATTAAATTGTTGAGGGCTTCATCAATGAGTATGGTTTATTATATTTTTGGTGATATACCACTAACTACTGCAATGAAGAATATGGCTAATAATGGTGTTAAATACTTTTACTTAGATCCTAAAGGTAGTTTTGGCGATAAACAAAGCAAAACAGGGAAAGGTGCTTCACCTCGTTATATCGAATGTAGATTATCTAAATACTCAATGGATATTCTTAAAAATATTGATAAAAATATAGTTCCGATGAAACGTAACTTTGATGATACCGAAGATGAACCAATTGTTTTACCAAGTATGATACCTAACGTACTCATTAATACATCTCAAAGCATTGCAGTTGGTTTAGCAAGTAAAATAGCAGGCCACAACCTAATTGATACTTGTGATAGTATTATAAACTACATACAAACTAAAGACATAGATAAGTCTATAGATATAATTAAATGCCCAGATTTACCTTTGGGTGGCAAAGTGATATATGATAAGAATACATTTGATCAAATATATAAAACTGGACATGGGAGTTTTACTTTACTTGGTAAATATAAAATGAAGCAGTGTGATAAATACAATATATTTTCAATATATGAAATACCATATGAAACTACAATAGAAGATATTGAAAATAAATTAAGAGAAAAATGTGATAAAGGGTTCTTCAAAGAAATTATAGATATACATGACGCTAGTGACAGAAAGGGAATTCAATTAGATATATATTTAAAGAAAAATACAAACCTTAAACAATTTATATCTAAATTAAGAAAATATATACCCTATGAAAGTAAATTCCCATGTAATTTTACTATACTAGATTTAGATGGTAAAACACCTTTACTCATGTCTTTACAAGATATATTTGATAGATGGATACAACATAGGGTTAATTGTATTAAAAATGAAATGCTATATGACGTGAAAAAATATAGCGAAGAATTAAATAAACTAAATGGCTTAAAAATTATTAACAATGAGTTGGATAAAGCTATTCAGATAATAAGATCTTCCAAAACAGAAAAAGTTGCAATTGAAGAGTTGATTAAATACTTTAAATTAAACAAAGAACAGGCTGAATATATAGCAACTATTCGATTGGTTAATATTAATCAAGATTGGATATTAAATAAACTACAAAATATTGATGAATTATCAAGCAATGTAAATAAATTAAACACTGATTATAATTCAGAACAAACAATAAAAGAAATTATTATTTCTCAACTTGAAGAAGTTAAAAAGAAATTCGGTAAACCTAGAAGGACAGAAATTATTTACGAAGATGAAATAGCTGACGTATCTCATGAAGATTTAGTAGAAGACTTCAATCCTACTTTAGTTCTTACAGAACAACAATACATAAAGAAAAACAGAGTATTTTCTCAATCGCAAAAGTTAAAAGATGATGATAAGATATTACAATTTCATCAATGTAATAATAAAGATGATTTATTGCTATTCACTAATAAGGGTAATGTGTTGATTCGTAAAGTATATGAATTAGATGAACATAAACCATCAACATATGGTGACTTCTTACCTAATTTATTGGGCGAATATCTTCAAGATAATGAAAAGGTAATTTATATATCAACTACTAAAGATTATAAAGGTTCGGTTATTGCAGTATTTGAAAATGGTAATGTAGCCAGAATAGATTTACAAGAATATAAATCTAAACAAAATAGACAAATTCCAATGAGTGCCTATAATACAGATAGTAATTTAATATCAATAGCTGTTATAACGACTGATGTAGATGTTCTTCTAGTATCACAAGAAGGCAAAGCTTTAATAGTTAATACATCTCAACTTAGACCAACTAAATCAAGAAACACTAAAGGTGTAGTAGGCATGAAAATCGATCCTGAAGATAATAAAGTTATCGGTTCTATTATAGGTGTAACAGTAGATCATAACTTTAATATTGAAACTGAAAAAGGTAAGTCTAAATTCATTATGCTTAACGATATAGCCCCAAACGGTAAAGAATCTATGACTGAATATTTAAAAGGTAATAGAAATACTCAAGGTAATTTCATATATAATACAAGACAGAAAAATGATAAAGTAATTAAATTAACTCAACCAGAGAATTAATCAAATTACTAAGATTAAATTAAAAGAATAAAATAGCTTACAAAAAATAAAAAATCCCCTATACAATAAAAATAATTATATAGGGGATGAAAGGTGGTTTATAAGTAATGGAAAATGCAAATATACATAATAAAAACTTAGAAATAATATGTGACATGGATGATGTATTGGTGAATTTATCTGAATTTGTAGTGAATCAATACAACAAAGATTTTAATGATAATATGAATTGGCAAGATAATAAATCTTATTGGTGGGGAGATTGCAAGAAAGCACCTAAATCATATTTTGAACAGTTATTACTTAAAAAAGGTACTTTCATTAATCCTAAGCCAACAGAAAATGCAATTGAAACTTTAAATAAATTACATGAAGAAGGGTTTAAAATAATATTCTGTACTTACCCTCAATACGATTCTAATTATTGTATAAAAGAAAAGATACAATGGTTACAACAATATTTTAAATGGTTTAATGTAAATGAAAATCTAGTATTTACTTATAATAAAGAATTATTAGCTAAATCAAATAGAATATTACTTGATGATAATTTAGATTATATATTTTCTTTTATAAATAATGGAGGAACAGGTTGCATATTTAATCAAGGTTGGAATGAAGTAATTAACAGAAGATTTATAGGATATAGAATTAAGAAATTTACGGAGTTTTATACTGTGATACATAACTTAGAAAATGAATTGTTAACTAAAAAATGTTATAAAACAAATATATTAAAAGAAATTAGTCTTCATAATAAGTATTATGTAAAATAAATTTTAAATGTAAACTTAATATTTACATATGCTATTTAAAAAATTATATAAAAGGAGATGTTGCTTTATTAGTAATACTAAGAAGCCAATATTAAAACTTGTATCACCAATTCCACCTTCAGTAAATCATTACTTAGCACCTAGACCATTTATAATGACTAAGAATGGTAAAAAAGTTCCTATGGTCACAATGTATGAAACTTCTGAAGCTAAGAAATATAAAAAAGAATTTATTAAATATGTAAAAGAAGAAGTTAGAAAACAAAAATGGGATATTACTTGTACTAAAGATAAGCATTTTTATTTTGATACAATATTTCATTTTGATAGGGTAGATAAAGACGAACAAAACTACTATAAATGCTTATGTGATGCATTAAATGGACTAGCTTATATAGACGATAGAAATATATTAACTAGATGTTTTAAAATTGATTACGATAGTATTAATCCACGCATAGAAATAACTATTCATCCAGTTGATTACATAGGAATATTTAACAATGAAAATGAATTAAACAAATTCAAAAATACATATTGTGATAATTGTACAAGAGGAACAAAGAACAATTGTAGTATATTTAAAAACGCTATTGAAGGTAAAGTAGGAAAGTTGTATGAGATTTTAGATATAAAAGATATGAGGTGTAATAAATTTAAACAAAGAAAATCCTAAAATAAAAGTTATTATTTACATAGTGAGTGAAATATGGTATTATATACATATCTCAAGCGAGGGTTTTTTATTTAAATTATGGATTTAGAGAACTAGATTAATTTCTAGTTCTCTTTTTATATGTGGGTATTTATTAATTTAATTGTATTTAAAATTCCTGTTTTATTGTTTCTTCAATTATCTTTTCTTATAATCATTTAGAAAAGAAATATTGAGCAATCATTACTCCTATACCAATAATCGTTCCTAAGATACCCCAAAATTCTTTCCTATCTGTAAGTTTAATATTATTATCAGTTTGGATCGTAGATTTAAATGTGGAGGTCAAAGCATCCGTTACCTTATTCATCATTAATTCATCAGATTTACGATTTTCTTTCTGGGTTTCATACATTAAATTTTTTAATTCTACTTGACCTTTTGAAATTTCGTTTAATTGTAATTCCATTTTAATATTGGACTCCTCTAACTTCCTTATTCTAATTTCATGTTCTTTAATTGCACTTTTATTATTTTCAATATCATCCTGTGTTCTTTGTTTCCATAATTCTTCGCTATTCATAATAAAAACCTCCTTTCTTGATTATCTATTTTTCAATTTGATTTTATAATGTAGAGTTAAATAAGTTCATATTTATCTTTTTCATTAATCATTTTTTGAGTGTCTTCTTTAATATAGAACTTTTTAGTTACATCCAAGCCTTCATGATGAAGCAACGAAGACACCCTCTCTATTGGCATACCTGCGTTTTTTAATAGGGTAGCCCCTGAATGTCTCCAATCATGACAATGTAGAGTTGGTACACCTATCATTTCACCGACTTTTTTAGTCCATTTACTTAAGGTTGATGTATTAACATTGGAGTACCCTTTATTATATTTTGATATAAATACATATTCACTCTCTATATTATTTTCTTTTCTTATACTTTGTAATTGTAATAATAATTCTTTAACTTCTTTGTTAAAATATAAGTCAACGATTTTTCCTTCCTTTTCAAGAACATCACCAATAATTCTATTTTCAAAATCAATTTGTTCCCATTTTATATTAGAAATTGCATTAACTCTTGCCATCGTAGATAAACTTAATAATACATACGTTTCGAGTTGTATGTCTCCATGATCTTTTAATTTTCTTTTTATTTGTTCAACTTGGTCTTTGGTTAAAAATGTTTGAGTTACAACATCCGTATCCTTTCTTGGTCTATCTATAAATTCCATGGGATTCTCTTTGATTATTCTTTTCTTTCTTAAAAATTTATAAAAAGCTGATATTGAAGCCATTCTTCTTTTCATACGTCTACTATTGTTACCTTGTTGTTTACAGAAGTATAAAAATTCCATAATATCATCTTCATTTAATTCAGTAATACATTGATTGAATTGTTTGTCTAATATATAAGTAAACCAATTATATAAGTCCATTTCATAATTATAAATAGTTTTTTCGCTTAATTCACGAATGGACATATCTATTTTATACTTATTTAAATATTTCATGGTATCTTTGTTAAATTCCTTAATTTTTCCTTCATTATAAAAATTAATTTTTTTACTTCTTTCTGCCATCTGTAATCACTCCTTAGTATTTTTAGTTATTTTATTTTAATTTAATGTTATTATTGTTCTTAAATCTTGGATTATTTCTTTTCCATTTTTGTAAATCTTGATCCAATGCAAAATCCCATATAAACACCCAAAATGCTTTTAAGTTTCTTGGATATAATCCTTTAAATAGATATTCATAGCCTTTTTCTTTTAACCAATCTTTTTGATTCTTGCTAAAACATCTATATACTATTTTTTCATTCATTTTAATCACCTTCCTTTTAGGTTAAAAAAATAGCCCTAACCCACTAGTATCAATGGTTTAGGACTTGTCCACTTTACAAGACATAACCACCGTTATGTCTTGAATATAATTTTATTTATGCTTGATATTTAAAAAATCCATTTATATGATTTTATAATTTTCAAAATAAATTTAACTTGGTAAATATACATTTCAATTATATTTAAAATTTAATTTATCATATAATTGAACTTATGATTTTATTTATATTTTTTGAAATTTTATATGAATTTATAATTACAAACAAAGACCTCTAGTGTTAAATTACTAGAGGTCTTACTTGTATATACTTACATTATTAATATTAAGCAATTAATAATGAATTCTAACGAACCAAACATTATGACTTCCCATCGTTTTAAATATTTAGGTTTTCTAATAAGAAAAAATATCATAATCATGATTGATATAAAAGCAGTCAATACCCATACAATATCATACTCGCTATAATCTGAATAATAACCTCCACATAATAAACCATACGCAAAGAATCCTGATAAGCATATAAATACGGCTTCTAATTTATCTATAAAATACACTTTCTTGCACATGAAAAATATAGTTCCAATTAAAAACAATATTGATATACCTAGAAAAAAATAACCTAAATCCAATAAACACATTCCTTTCTTTTTTTAATCTTTAGTTACATTTACTACAAGGTCGTCTTCCACCGCAATTACTAGCTGTACCAGTCATTATATTCTTACTTCTTCTTAAAGTTGGACAACTTTTGATAGAATGATAACATTTTCCTTTAGCAGTATAATATACTTTTCCTTGCTTGGAGATGATAGTATTATTAACTACAGAACCATTATTATGAGATTTATCAGATTGTTTACCAACAATATCATTATTTTGTTTAGACGTTGGTTTTGGTTTAACTAGCCCGATTCCTGTAGTATTATTGCTTATACTAGTTGAATTATTATCTCCATAATTGTAAGTTCCTTCTTTACAATTAAATGTTATATTTTCCCCATCACTTGTAGAAATTACAGTACCTGATTCATCCGTTCTATAAACTTTTATATTTCTTGATTGCAAATTATCCATTGTGACTCTATGCGGATGTCTATAACTGTTTTCTTTACCACAAGATACGATAGCATATTTGGGA